CATCGAGGACATGGCCCTGCCCGGCAGCGAGGACTTGACCAACGAGGCCAAGTTTGAAAAGCCGGTCAGCGCCGAGGACTACGCCAAGGCCGCCATGAAGCGGGCCAAGACGCAGGGCAGCGCGTTCCTTGAGGACATCAAGGATGACGCGAAGAACGCCGGTAAGGTCGGCGGCGATCCCGCCGACGGCAGCAACGCCGACGAGTTCATGGACGCCATTAAGAGCGTCGGCAAGAAGCAGTAAGGGAGGGCAAAGACATGAGCATGGATCTGGCAAAAAAGACTTTCAGCACCGCCCCGGAATATCTCATTGCGGGCGCGACCATCCCCATCACCACCGCGACCAAGGAGGCAGCCGCCGATCTGACCAAGGGTGCGCCCGTCAAGCTCAATTCGAGCGGTAAGGCCGCCAAGATCACCGCGAGCGGCGGCAGCGTGGACACCACCGGCATCTACGGCATCGTGGCGGACGACGCCGCGAGCGGCGACGACGTGGTGATCTATCTCACGGGCGAGTTCTTCACCGACGCGCTGGTGTTGGAGGACGACGTGACCGCCGCCGACATCGAGGTGGCGCTGCGTGACATCGGCATCTTCCTCAAGGAAAGCGTAAACCCTTAACGGGCTTGCTGGTTGACGCCGATATATCATCAAGCCTCAATCTCCACGGAAAATACGTAGGAGACTTGCAGGACGGGATCGAGATTGACCGCCTTTCCATCAGCGGAAACCTCCGCTATCTCACGGACTACACGGGCTTTTCCGATGAAGTCAGCGAGCAGGGCGGCAACTATCTGGCCCTGTGTTTCTCTGTGCCCGGAATAGACGACGCGACAATCACTGTAACTCTTGTCGGCGGGGAGCAGGAACCTGTCGCCGTCGGCACGGGCGGTATTTTCATCTTTCGCATTACCAGCACCGATCAGACCATAGCGGTGCGCGTAAGCGCCCCGTATCGCCGTGCCGTGAACAGAACGTATGACCTGCGAAGTATCACGCTGGAACACGTTTCGGAGTGCGGCACGCTCGAATGCGGCGAGCAATAGGCCGCCGCGACACAACATGAAACGGCAAAGGGAGGAATACCAAAATGCCTAACGAAGTGAACATCTATACCCCGCGCTATCTGTCGGAGGTGGTGCGGCAGGCCCCGCCTGTCCACACCTTTTTCCGCGATCAGTTTTTCACGAACACCAAGATTTTCCCCACCGAGCGGGTTGACATCGACATCGTGAAAGGCGACCGCCGCATGGCCGCCTTTGTGCATCCCCGCGTGGGCGGTACCCCCCTCAAGGGCACCGGCTACTCCACCGAGAGCTACAAGCCCCCGCTTATCAATCCCTACGACGTGACCACGGCGGATCAGCTCATGACCCGTCTGCCCGGCGAGGATTTGTACAGCGGCATGACGCCTGCACAGCGGGCCGCGCAGCAGCTCATGGACGAGTACAACCGCCTGAACGACGCGGCCACCCGCCGCGAGGAGTGGATGGCGGTGCAGGCCATCGTCAACGGCTCTATCCCCATCGTGGGCGAGGGCGTCAACGAGACGATCAGCTTTGGCCTGACCAACACCGTCACCCTGACCAGCACCGCACGCTGGGGCCAGAGCGCCGCGAAAATCCTCGACAATCTGGAGGATTGGGCCGACACCGTGCTGACCAACGGCTTTGCCAACGTGGACATGTGCATCATGGGCAAGAGCGCCGTGCGTTACTTCCTCGCGGACGCCGACGTTCAGAAGCTGCTGGACAACCGCCGCGTGGAAATGGGCCTCGTCCATCCGCGCGACCTGCCCAACGGTGTGAAGTACATCGGCCACCTGAACAAGCCCAACATCGACATCTACACCTACGCCGAGGTCTATCTGGACGACTGGACGAACCCCGGCACGCCGACCACCCAGCGCCTCATGCCGGACAACAAGGTGATCCTGATCCCCAGCAATCCCGGCTTCATGATGGCCTACGGCATGTGTACCTACATCGAGGACGCAAGCCAGCAGTGGCAGACCGCGCCGACCGCCCGCCTGCTCCGCAGCTATGTGGAGCATCACCCAGACCGCCGCATGGTGGAGCTTCAGACCCACCCGCTGCCCATCCCCGACAAGGCGGACAGTTGGCTGGTCGCCACCGTCTGCGCTTAAATCAGCAGCCCCGCCCGGTTTTCCGGGCGGGGCTGACCTGTACGGAGGTGCGGCATGGCGCTTTTTGAACTGAACCAGAGCTACGAGAACGCGGCGGAGGAAGCGTGGACACGGCCCACATTCAAGGATTGCGTGGCGGCGGACATCGACCTCGCTTTTTTCAACGGCGACGAACACGCGGAAACACACATCGTTGACGGGAAAGAGGCCCTTGTCATTCTGGAGGAGGACGACCTGAAACGCCATCGGGCGCACTGGGAAGCCGGAGCCAAACAGAACTTTGACACGGGACTTTACACCGCGCATACGATCCTGTTCATCCGTGTGGCGGACTATGGCCCCAAGCCGAAAGTCGGAAAAGAACTGATCCTTGACGCCGGAACCGACCACAAGCGCACGTTTGTCATTCGCCAGTGCGAGGAAGAAAGCGGCGTGTACCGCATGACGATGGAGAGGACGCGGCAATGAGCAAGGTCACATACGACGCGGGCAATCTCACTATCGGCATTGACGGGCTGGACGACGTGGCGGCGGCGCTGGGAGAGCTGCGAAAGAAAACGCCTGCGGCGGCAAAGGTGGCAATCAACACCACGGCGCGGCAGGCCCGACAGCTTATGATTGCAAGCGCCCGCGCCCGGTACGCGGTCAACGAAGCCGGGCGGCGGCACCTGAAAGACCTGAAAATGACCGGCAAGGGCCATCCGGCGACAAACCGCAATCTGGAGGCCGTCCTGCATATCTCCAAGATGCGCAACGACCTCGGCTATTTCGAGCACAGGCCGACGCAGACCTACACAGGGCTGGACGTGCTGCGGTTCGCTCCCAGCGTGGTCAAGGCCCGCGTGCTGCGAGAAAGCAGCTTGGAGCCATTGACCGGCACCGCCAATTTGAGCAAGGGCTTTCTGGTTGAGTTCAAGAGCGGGCATGTCGGCATGGTGCAGCGCGTGATCGGCTCCTCGTCCAGCAACACCGTGACGCAGAAAAGCGGCGCTCCGCGCTGGCGCAATGCGGCGGGGAACGTGGAAAAGGTGCAGACAATGGGAAGCCCCAGCGCCACGGCCATGCACAATGTCGTTTGGCCGCAGGTGGAGCCGGAGGTTGAGGACTTGCTGCAAGCCAATCTGCGGGCGCAGGTGGAGCGGATCATCGAGCGGGAAGCCGCAAAGCGAGGTAGGACATGAGAAACTACACAACGATGGTGGAGGAGGCCGGGATCGGTCGCACACCGCAGCTATGCCATGACGCTTTGATCGAAATGCTCACGGAGCTGTTCCAAGGGAAGAAATACAACGGGCAGGAGGGCCGCAAGGCCCTGAAAATCTTTAAGCAGGATTTGCCCGTGCCGGAGGACAACGACGTGGACGCCGACACGGACGAGGCGCACGCCCCGTACATAGTGGCCCGCATGACCGGCGGCACAATCAAGGACGACGACACGGCGCAATCCGTGGAGTTCAGCCTTGTGATCTGCTGCTATGACACGGGCCATGCGCGGGAGGGCTATCAGGATGTCGCCAACATCAAGGAGGACATCGTGCAGCGGATTTGCACCAGACCGTATTTCGGCGGCGCTTTCACCGTTTTGAAGCCTATCGCGTGGGCCATGCAGCAGGACGACACCGCACCGTACTATTTCGGCGCGGTCAATTTCACCTGCACAGCGCCCGCGCTGACACAGGACACAGAGCTAAAGGAGCTGCTATGAGCAAGAAAAATGAAATCCTGACCCCGGAGGATGAAGTCAGAACCGACGAAACCGCAAGCACGGAGCGGGCGGCGGAGCCGGAGCCGGGGAAAGAGACAGGCACGCGCGTTTACTGCGGGCCGAGCGTGCGCAATGTCGCAAGGCAGTACACCGTTTACGCCGGGGAAATCCCCGACGCGCTCCGTGAGTTTATCCGCAAGCATCCGGCGGCTGGGGGCCTGCTGGTGCCGGTGGAGAAATTTGCGGAAACCCGCAGGAAGCTGGAAGCCAAGGGCACGGCGGAGGCCGTGCTCTACAACAAGGTCAAATCCGAAATGTAAGGAGGAAAACAAGCTATGTCCACTTATAAGCACGGTGTATATACCAGCGAGGTTCCGACCAGCATGGTTGCGCCCGTTTCCGGCACCGCCGGTTTGATGGTCGTGATCGGCACCGCGCCGGTGAATATGCTGGCAGACCCCAGCGCGGCGGTCAACAAGCCGCTGCTGGTCAACAACTACAAGGAGGCTGTGGAGGCCGTCGGGTACAGCGACGACTTTGCGAGCTATACGCTCTGCGAGGCCATCAGCGCGGCGTTCAGCGTCGTGGGCACCGGACCGCTGGTGCTTATCAACGTCCTCGACCCGTCCAATGCGAGCCACAAGGCCGCTGTCGCCGAAACGACGGTGCAGGTCAACAGTCTGGTGGCGCTGGTGAACGTCAAGGGCATGATCGACGACAACACGCTGGTGGTGAAGCTGGGCACCGGCAGCACTACGCTGACCAAGGGCACCGACTACACCACGAGCTTCAACGACGACGGCACGCTGAACATCATCCTGACCAGCACCGGCGCGGGCGCGAGCGCGACCAGCCTCAAGGTGAGCGGCAACAAGGTTGATCCGTCGGGCGTGACCGCTGCCGACATCGTGGGCGGCGTGAACGCCAGCACCGGCGTGGAAAAGGGCCTTGAGGTCATTCGCCAGATTTACCCCAAGCTGGGCATGACCCCCGGCATCCTGCTGGCCCCTCGTTTCAGCATGGAGGCCACCGTCGCCGCCGCGTTGCAGGCCAAGACCAAGGAGATCAACGGCGTGTTCAAGTGCGTGTGCATCATCGACGTATCCAGCAAGACCGGCGGCGCTCTGAAATACTCCGACGTGAACACGCAGAAAGCCGCGCAGGCCATCAGCGACGCCAACGCCTATCCCGTATGGCCCTGCGCCGCCGTGGGCGAGGTGGTCTATTCCGGCAGCTCCCTTGCCGCCGCGCTGACCGCCTACACCGACGCGGTGAACGCAGACACCCCCAACGTCAGCCCCAGCAACAAGACAATCGCCATCAGCAAGGCTTGTCTGGCGGACGGCACGGAGGTTGTGCTGGATCAGGATCAGGCCAACACCGTCAACAGCTTCGGCGTCGCCACGTTCCTGAACATGAACGGCTTTAGGCTGTGGGGCAACAACACCGCCGCCTATCCGGGCAACACCGATCCCAAGGATCGCTGGTTCAGCGTGCGCCGCTTCCTGAACTGGGCGGCCAACACGTTCATCCTGACCTACTTCCAGAAAGTGGACAGCCCGGCCAATCCCCGGCTGATCGAGGCCATTGTGGACAGCGAGAATGTGCGCGGCAACGGCTTTGTAGCCCGTGGCGTCTGCGCCCGCTATGAGATCACGTTCAACGAGGACGAGAACACCACCGCCGACCTGCTCAACGGGAAGCTGACGTTCCATCAGTACATCACACCGTACACCCCGGCGGAGGACATCGAGGACGTGATCGAGTTCGATCCGAACGCGCTGACCGCCGCGCTCACCTGATAAGGGAGGGAGAAAGACATGATTTCTAACAACTACATCCCCGAAAAGATCATCGACTTCAACGCCTATGCCGACTGCAACAAGATAATTGGCGTCGGCGCGAGCGCGACGCTGCCGGAGATCAACATGAAAACCAGCACCGTTGCGGGCGTGGGGGTCAACGGAGAGATCGACAGCCCCACCATCGGGCAGTTCGAGAGCATGGAGCAGGAGGTACAGTTCAACACGCTGTACAGCAGCGCCATGGATATGATGTCCCCCATGTCCACCGTCAACCTGACGTTCCGCGCCGCGCAGCAGGTCTATGACAAGACCGGCGGCTATGCGTTCAAGGGCCTCCGCGTGGTCGAAATGGGCCGCGTCAAGAAGTTCAACCCCGGCAAGATCGAAAAGGGCGAGAGCATGGAGGCGACGGTCACGCTGGAGCTGACCTACATCATGATCGAAGTGGACGGCGTGCAGCTCGTTGAGATCGACAAGCTGAACGGCGTTTACAAGGTCAACGGCGTGGATATGCTGGCGGGCGTGCGCAGCCTGATCTAAACACCGCGACCGATGCCCGCCCCAAAAACCGGGGCGGGCATTTTGTCCTATCACCGACACACTGACACACTGAACCGAAAGGAGCCGAAATCATGGCAAACGAGAAAGAAATCACCAAGGCGGCGGAAGCAGCCGAGCAGACGGAGAGCGGGAACGTGGTCAAGCTGAACACCCCGTACAAGTTCGAGGGCAAGGAGTATTCCGAGATCGACCTCGGCGGGCTGGACAAGCTGACCATTCAGGACGCCATTGACGCCCAGCGGGAGCTTTTCAATCAGCAGGAAGTGGCAAGCTCCATGCTCTGCGAAACGACCACGGCATTTGCCCGCACGATTGCGACCAAAGCAAGCGGCCTGCCCGTGGAGTTCTTCAAGCTGGCCCCGCGCGGCGTGAGCAAGCGCGTGGCGGCGGCGGTGCGCGGGCACCTGAACGTCGAGCAGACGACGGAAAACCATGTCGTGCGCTTTGAAAAACCCTATTTCTACAAGGGCAAGCAGTACGAAACGGTTGACCTGTCCGGGATCGCAGACCTGAACAGCATGAACGAGAGCGAGGCGGAAAACCGCATGGCGCGGGCCGGGTTCGTTATCACGGAAAATTCGTTCAATTACCTGTACGCCTGCGTCCTTGCGAGCATGGCCTCCAATCTCCCGGAAGATTTCTATACCGGCCTGCCCCTTTGCGAGCTGGTGAAGCTGAAAAACGCGGTCAATGACGCGGGTTTTTTCGAGTAAAGGGCGGGGCTAAAGCACTCCGCAAGGCTGCAATCCGTCTGTCCAGCGTGACGCACACGGGCGTGGATTTCTACCTGCAAATGCCCGTGGGGGATTTTATAGCGTTAAATAACGAGGTGGCGGACGAATGGCGAAAAGCAAAGCATTAGAACTGACAATCAAAATCAGCGGCAAGGTTGATAAGAGCCTGACCACGGCCATTTCGCAGGCGACCGGGCAGGTGTCCGGGATCGCTACCACGTTTAGCCACATCGGGACTGTCGGCCTTGCCGCTATGGGCGCTCTTGCCACGGGAACCGTCGCCGCGATTGCCGACTGCACCAAGGCGGCGGAGGGCTTTGAGCAGAGCATGGCCGACGTGGTGAAATACGTCGATGGTCTGGCGGACGCGAGCGGCAGGATCAGCGACGCATTAGCGCCGGAGACGGCGGGCACCATTCTGGACGGCAACACCTACGCCGAGAACTACGCCATAATGACGGACGCGCTGCTGGATTTGAGCACGCAAATCCCCATGACGGCGGACGACCTGACGCGCCTCGCCGCTGCTGCCGGACAGTCCGGCAAGAGCATCACCGACCTGATCCAATACGACGACGCCGGAAACATTACCGGCTTTCTGCGCGACGTTGCCATGATGGGCACCGCCATGGATATATCGGCGGAACAGGCGGGCGACTGGGCGGCCAAGTGGGAAAAGGCGTTCAACATGGATCATGACGAAATCATGGTGTTGAGCGACCAGATCAACTATTTGGGCGCGAACAGCGCGACCACGGCGGCGGAGATCGCGGAAGCGGTCAACGGCGCGGCCAGCCTCGGCCAGATCGCAGGCGTGGACGTGGCAACGACGGCGGCGCTGGCGGACGCAATGCTGGCGACCGGCGTAAACAGCGGGCGCGTGGCGACGGCCATCAAGCGCACGTTCACCAACATGAGCAAGGGCAGCAGCGCGACCAAGGCCATGAAAGACCAATGGGAAGAACTGGGCTTCACGGCGGAGGGCGTGGCGCTTGCTATGCAGCAGGACAGCATCGGCACGCTGAACGCCGTATTTGAAGCTATCGGCAATCTGCCGGAGGAACGACAGGTCGCCGCGCTATCCACCCTGTTTGGTCAGTGGGCCATTGAGGGCACGGCAAAGGTTGTCGGGAACATGAGCACGTTCACCGACGCGCTGGCAATGGTCAGCGATCCGGCGCTGTACGGCGGAAGCATGGAGCGGGAATTTATCATCAAGTCCAGCACCACACAGGCAATCGACACGATGATGGCAAATTCCGTGGAAGCTCTAAAAATAGATTTCGGGACTGAATTTCTGCCGGTCAAAAAAGAGTTCAGTCTTATGATGATCGACCTGATGAATACGCTCCGGGACAATATGCCGGAGCTGAAAGAGCTGGGATCGACACTGGCGGAGATCGCGGCAAAGGGCGTCGCAGCATTGTCCGAGGCTCTGCCAAAGGCGCTGCCGTATATCAAGCAGGCGCTTGACTATGTGAACGAACACGGGCCGGAGCTGGCAAGCACCATCGGGAAGATCGCGGCGGTGCTGGTGGGCATGAAGTTTGCCCCGGCCATTGAGGGCGTGCTGGGTGGCGTCGGTTCTCTGCTGTTCGGCAAGAGCACCGGCGGCGGCATCGGCTCCCTGCTGGGCATCGGCGGAGCGGCGGCGGGCGGCACAGGACGCACGGGCGGCCTGTTCAACGGGATCGCAAGTCTGTGGCGCGGCGGACAGAACCTTGCCGCGGACGCGGGCACGGTGCTGGGCATCGGCGCGGATGCGGCCTCCATGTCCGGCGGCGGCTTCTTCTCCCGCCTTATCACAGGCATCACCGGCGGGATCGCCGGGGCCGCCAATATCAACGGCATCAACAGTCGGAGCGTCAGCGCCAGAAATACAGCGTGGGGCAATATCTCCGCCGCGACGCGAGGCGCAAGCAACTGGGTGAGCGGGATCGCTGCCGCCGGAGGGAACCTGCGGGACACTGTTTTCGGAGCGGCGGCAAACGCACACGCAAGCTCTCTGCTCGGTCAAGGCGGCTTCGGGCAAAACCTGATTGCCAATCTGTTTGCACCGGCGGAGGGACAGCAGAGCCTCGGCGGCGGTATTCGCGGATTGCTGGGCAGCATCATAAGCCCGGCAACAAACGCCATCGGCAGAACGGGCGTCGGCCAATACCTCGGCAGCGTCGGTTCCGCACTGGGTAACTTCTCCGGCAATGCCTCCGGTCTGTTCGCAACACTGACAGGCACGGGCACGCCAGCACTGGGCACAAGCCTGATGGGAAATCTTGCGTCGGGCATCACCGGCACGCTTTCGAGCGGGGCGGGCCTGCTGGGGAATATATGGGGGCCTATCGTCTCCGGCTTCGGCAGTTTGTTTGCGGGAGCGGCCCCGGTGATCGGCGTAATCTCCGGCATTATCGCCGTTATGAGCATCCTCGGCGACCACATGGAGGACATCCGGGGGATCATCGGCAACGTCTTTGGAGAAAAGGGCCTCAAGGTCTTTGACTTCTTTGCGGAGAAGATCGGCGGGATCAAGGACTTTATCATGGGCCTGTTCGAGCCGGGAGCCATGACGGAGCTTTTTGCGCCCCTGCAAGACGCAATCACAAATCTTTTCGGCGAGGACGCAGGAGCGGCTTTCGGCGGGATCGTCACGATACTGGAAAGCATCATGGGCATTGTGGGCCAGATCGTGACCTTTGCAACAACGGTGGTCAAGCCCATCATCGAGGAAGTGTTCAACTTCATCGTCGGGACGGTGCTGCCCATCCTGCTGCAAACTTTCGCAAATGTGGCCCCGACAATCGCAAGCATCGTGGACGGGCTGGGGTCGGCTATTATGGCCGCCATGACCTTTATCGGCGAGGCGATCCAAACCTTGCTGCCCATCATCGAGGCCATTGTCACGGCAATCATGAACGTGGCGAGCGTGGTAATCCCGATCCTGCTTGACGTGATTAACGCCTTTGTGGAGCAGTTTACCCCCATCATTGAGGGCATCAAGACCGTGTTCAACGGCCTGATCGACTTTATCACGGGCGTGTTCTCCGGCAACTGGGAACAGGCGTGGGAGGGCGTCAAGCAGATTTTCTCCGGCGCTTTTGACGCGCTGGCCGGTCTGGTGAAAGCCCCTATTAACGCGGTTATCGCCATCATCAACGGCGTAATCAACAACATCAACGGAATGGGTATCACGATCCCGGACTGGGTGCCCATCATCGGCGGTCAGGGCTTCACGGTAAACATTCCGACAATCCCCATGCTGGCACGCGGCGGCTTTACCAACGGGCCGAGTATCGCAGGCGAGGCCGGACAGGAGGCAGTTATCAGTTTCCTGCCGGGCGTGCGTGCGGAGAATATCGCCACATGGACGCAGGCCGGGCGGATGCTCGGCATGGACAGGCTGCTGGACTTCGGCGGCAACTATCGCGGGCTGGACGAGATCGACACATCGGACGGCTGGCCCGGCGGAGGCGGGGACGTATTCTCCCCGACAATCAACATCACCATTCAGGGGAACGCGGACGAGGAAACCATGCAGCGGGCAAGCGACGAACTGGAGGCAAGGCTTGATGCGTGGTGGGAGCGGAAGCAGCGCCAGCGGGTGCGCACCGCCTATTAAGACCATAGGAGGACGGTATGGCATACATCACCAAGAGCGGCGATACATGGGACGTGATCGCCAAAGAAGTGTACGGAAGTGAATACCATGCCGACGTTCTTATGGCGGCAAACCCGCAGCACATTGATACGTTCATCTTCAACGCCGGGGTGGAGCTTTCCACTCCGGCGCTTGAGGAGGAGCGGGACGGGCTGCTGCCGCCGTGGAAATACGAGGCGAATTACGATGATTGAAACCAGACGCATTGCGCTGGACGTGCGCTATAACAACGTCGAGTTTGCCGGGCAGGTCGGCGCGGACATCGAGAGCATGACCTACGTTGACAGCGCGGCGGACAACAGCGACAGCATAGACATCACCCTGAACGCGCAGGATCGCAAATGGGCGAGCGCGTGGATGCCGGACAAGGGCGCGACGCTTCGGCCCCGGATCATCGGGCAAAGCTGGGAGCGAACCGGCGACAGGCGGCTGATCGCCTGCGGCCTGTTCGTGCTGGACGACATCGGCTATAACGGCTATCCGTCCACCTTGCAGGTCGGCGGCGTGAGCAAGCCGAGCGACAACGATTTTTCGGAGTACGAGCGGGAGGTTATCTGGAAAAACACCTCCATCAAACGAATTGGACAAACCATAGCGGAGCGGTACGGGCTGGGCTTTTCCTACGATGCGGACGATTACGACATCGAGTGTGATGAGCAGGACGGCACCGACAGCAGCTATTACAATACCCTGTGCAAAAACTACGGTCTGATCCTGAAAGTGTATGCGCGGCGGCTGTGGGTCTATGACAGGGAGAAATACAAGGCAAAGCGGCCCGTGCGGACGTTCTATCCAAGCGACATGAAGCGCGGGAGCTTTAACTTTTCCACCACGCTTTCCGGCACCTATACCGGCGGCTATTTCACCTATACCGACGCAGACAAGGATATAGACATCGTTTGCAGCGTCGGCGGCGGGACGCACACCAAGAACGTGAACCGGCGGGCCAGCAGCGTGTATGACGCCAGCGTGCAGCTCTGCGCCGAGATCAACAACGCCAACCACGGAAACACGAAAGTCAAGTTTTCCGTAGATGGCGAATGGCGCGTGAGCGCCGGAAACTGCATACGGATTTCCGGCTACGGCTCGAAGATCGACGGCAAATACTTTGTGGACAAGGTTACGCACAAGATCGCCAAGGGGAGCGGTTACACGGCGGACATCGAGGCAAGCCTTGTGGAAACGCCGTTTTATTACTGGGACGTGGGCGGCAGCATCGAATACCACGAAAACGAGGACGCGGCCAGCGAGGACTATCAGGACAATTACGAGAGCACCAGCCCGGCGGCAAACGCCTCCAGCGCGGGAGCGGGAGCGGAGGCCGGGCAGAGCGTGGAGCTGTCCAACGCGCCGTTCTACTATTCCAGCACGGCGGCAAGCCCATCCTGCTACAAGAGCGGCACGTTCTATTTCTATGACGGCATACTGATTAACGGGCGATACCGCATCACAAACAGCGAGGCCCGTTGCGGCAAGCTGCCCGTGGGCGAGAACTGCACCGGCTGGGTGCCCGCCAGCTATTGCACCGGCGGGGGCGGCGAAAGCTCCACAGGCGGCGGAGGCGGCGGCCAGAATGTAAACCTTGCCAGATAGGAGGCGGAGCGGGTGCCATCGACAAACAGAACGGGGCGCGTCAGCTCCATCGACTACGAGGCCGGAACGTATGAGGTGACCTATTACGACCGAGGCCAGAGCGTGACACGGCAGATCAACGCCATGAGCAACGGCGAATACAAGATGCCGAACATAGGGCAGATCGTCAGCGTCACGCACCAGAGCAACGGGACGGCGGCGGCCACCACCACCGGCACGGTATGGAACAAGACCAACAAACCGGCGGAGGGCTATAAGGGCCTGTACCGCAAGGAATATGGCAGCTCCAAGGGGCAGGCATACGACCGATACGACGAGAACACCGGCGTATTCAAGAGGATCGTCAACGGCGAAATCTACGAGGAAGCGGCAGGCCCGGCGACCATATCCGGCGGCGGGCAGGTACAGCTTATGAGCCGGAAAGGGAGCGCCAGCATACAGGGTAAAACCGGCGTGGGCATCGTGTCAGAGCAGAGTTTCAGCGCGGAGGCCGGTACAATCATCAACTTCACGGCGGGCGGCGCGTTCAGCGTGTCCGCAGGGGGAGACATCACCCTGACCGTCGGCGGCACCAGCGTGACAGTCGGCGCGGGCGGCACGGTAAAGATCACCGGCGCAAGCAAGGTGGAGCTGTCCGCCCCGGAAATCGCCCTGAACGGTTCAAGCAAGATCGACCTGACGGCCCCGACGGTCAACATCACAGGATCGGGCACCGTGAACATCACCGGCGCGGACGGCAACGCGACGATTAAGGGCAAGAGCCTTGTCACGCATACGCACAGGGATAGCATGGGCGGCAGCACATCAGCGCCGACGTAAGGAGGCAGGCAATGGTAACAGGCAGTTATATGGGCAGGGCGTTCACCGTGAGTTCGTGGCGCATCCTGACACCGAGCGACCTCAAAGGGAAAACGGGAAGCGACTGGGCGCTGCATGAGACGGTGGGACGCAAGGCGCGGAGCCAATACCTTGCGCCGAAGCTCAAAAGCTATGCCCTTGACCTGCTGCTGCGTGCGCAGGACGGCGTAAGCCCGCGCAGCACACTGACACACTTTCAGCGGATGTCAGAGGCGGGTATGGCGGATTGGTTCGTGATCGGCGGCAGGCCGCTTTCCCCGTACCCGTTCAAAATCACCTCCGTTTCGGACGAGTGGAGCGCGGTGCTGAACGGCGGCGTGCTGGTGGAGTGCACGGTCAGCTTGACCATCGAGGAATACCTGTAAGGAGGCGAAGCCATGTTATCGACTGTGCCGGTCATTGAGATCGAGGCCGGAAGCGCGACGGACAGCCGGACGGAGGAAATATACCGCAATCTGCAAGTGCTGTACGGCACCGTCGCCGGAGAACAGGCGCTTGACCGCGATTTCGGGATTGATCCCAGCATACAGGATTTCCCGTCGGAGAACGCCGAGGCGCTGCTGGCGGCGGAGTATGTGAGAAAGACGCAGCGATACGAGCCGAGGGCGCGTGTCAGCTATGTGTCTTTCGACAAGGAAGATAACCCGGTAGGACAAATCAAGCCAAAGGTGGTGATCGAAATTGTCTAACATCAGCCAACTGGCCAACGTGCCGGAAATCAGCTTCATCGAGAACATGACCTTGCAGGAGACGGAGGAGCTGGTCAAAGAAACCTATATCCGTGCGTACAAGGAAAAATTCGGCGTGGAGCCGGAGCTTGGCGACGCGGACACAAAGCCCCTGCTGATGAAAGCGTTTTCCTATCTGACCTATCAGGTCATGCAGTATATCGACGCAAAGGGCCGGGCGGAGCTGCTGAAAACCTCCACGGCGGACGCGCTGGAGGCGCTGGGCGCTCTGTTCGGCTTGGAGCGGCAGGAAAGCACGCGGGCGATTGCCACGGAGCGGTTCAGCCTCGCGGAAGCGCGGGCCGACACCGTGGCCGTTCCCGCAGGCACAAGAGTGAAAACCGCGAGCGGGCGCTACTTCAACACGCTGGACTATGCGGAGATCGCGCCGGGAGACACCTATGTGGACGTGACTGTGCAGGCGGAGGAACCGGGGACGGAAAGCAGCGGCATCCTTACGGGCGTTATCAATCTGCTGGTCGATCCCATCCCGTATATCGCAAGCGTAGAGAACACGGGGCCGAGCACCGGCGGGCTTGACGCGGAGGACGACGACAGCCTGACGGAGCGCATCTATCTGGCCCCGTCGAAATTCTCCTGCGCCGGGCCGCGTGACGCCTACGAATACTATGTGCGCGAGTGGCGCAGCGACGTGGCCGACGTGAAGATCACAAGCCCGTCCGCCTGCGTTATCGCCATCTACTTTACGATGGACGATCCAGATACCGGCATCCCGCGCCTGCCGACGGACACGGAGCGGACGAGCCTTGCGGCTTATTTGAGCGGCGAGACGATCCGCCCGCTGTGCGATCAGGTGGGATGCTATGAGCCGGAGGAAGTGGATTACTCCATCAACATCACATACAAGATCGCCAGCAGCGACCAAGCCAGCGTCGGCACCATTCAGGAGAAGATCGCGGCGACGGTGGCAGACTTCAAGAAGTGGCAAAGGACGCTGGGGCGGGACATCAACCCCACGGAGCTGATTTACCGCATCCGGGCGGCAGGGGCAAAGCGCGTGACCGTGACAGCCCCGACGGACATCACCGTGACGAGCGTGCAGCTTCCGAAATGCACCGGCACGACGGTGACATACGGAGGTCTGGAAGATGATTAAAAGTCTGCGGGAGGCACGGATCGTTGACGGCGTGCCCCGCATCGTCGCCGGGCAGGAGTGGGTGCAGGCGCTTTCCGAGGCGCTGGGCGTCCTGCATGAAAAGACGCTGGACTTTGCGGACGCGAGCCAGATTTACACGGCGCTGGACACAGCGCCGGAGGATGTTCTGGACGCGCTGGCCGTCAACTGGAAAATCGACTGGTACGACACGGGCTATACCGTGGCGCAGAAACGCAGGATCGTCAAGACCGCCCTGACCGTGCGGCGGCTGATGGGCACCGTGCGGGCCGTCAAGCTGCAAGCGGACGCCATATATCCGGGCACCGACGTGGAGGAATGGTTCGACTACGGAGGCGACGCGGGCTATTTCCGCCTGTTTGTGAACATCACGGACAGTTCGGAAGAAAACCCGATGATCGTCATGCCGCCGGAGGAAATCGAGCGGCGGCTTGTAACGGCAAAGCGGTGGAGCGCACACATGGAGAGCTTTTCTTACATGGTGCGCCATGCGCTGCTGCTGGGCGCAAAAGCGGAGCGGTGGGCCGTGCGTCCGCCCGTCTGCGGGACGATCTACTGCGGGACGCATTGGGAGCCGTCCACGCTGGGGTACAGCGAGGGCGCGACCGTCCTTGCAAACGCGGGGCCGGAGGCGTTCCCCATTTCGCCGGAGCTGACGGGCACGCTGCCGCAAAACGCGGTTGCGGCCTACACCGTATGCGGCGGCATGGTGAGCGGCGGCGCGACGGCGGGCTACGCCGTGGCGGGCACACCGGCGGGAGAGACGCAGGAGTGCGGCACGTTGCCGGAGGAGGCGTGACATGGAAGCACAAGGACAGTATGGCAAGCGCAATCCGCTGTTCATGTATCAGGGAACGGCGGGGTACAGCGTCGAGGCGACGCTGCAAACAGGCGAGAGCGGGCAGGAACCCGCGCAGGCCCATATCGTTACATCGTCCCCCAGTGGCACCGCCCGCTGTGGGACTTTGTGATACATCGGGAGGAAAGGAGGAAACCGGCATATGGCTTTCTGGAAAGATACTTTCCTGAACGCCCGCCGCGCGGAACTGCTGCGGAGCGTAACACGCTTCCAGTATCAGCGCAACGGCGGGACGTGGTACGACGGGGAGATCAACAGCAAGGAGGTCATAGGCGACAGTGTGGTGGTGTTCGTGAACGTGCCGAGCTTCGGCGTGGCGGACACGATCACCGGCGTGCGCGTCTATGACAACAACAACAATCTCGCGGGGCAGCAGAGCATCAGCCTTGTGCGCGACAGTCTGAACACGGGGCTTTTGCGCTTCACGTTCCCGCTGATTGAACAGACCACATAAGGGAGGAGGGAAAGACCTATGTATGCACGCACCTACTGGGTGGATCACGTCACCGATCAGCACGGAGAAGTGATCCAGCAGGGCACCCTTTTGGATCAGGCCCATTTCAACAACATTGAAAAGGGCCTGTCCGATCAGTCGCTTGCGGCTGCGTTTATGCAGTTCCGCGCCATTCAGGAAAGCTACGAGCTGACGGACGAGCTGCACACCGTCACGCTGGGCAACACCGGCAGCAAGTGGCCGTTCAACAACAGGGCGGAAACCGTGGCGCTGTCGCAGCTCCGTGAGAGCGAGAACTACGGCGTGGAGGTCAATGTGCTGTCCTACAGCGGCGGCCTGCTTGGGCACGTCAAAGTCATTGACCGGGCGGCCAACGGCTTCAAGCTGCTGCACGACGGCAGCGCAACCAGCGTAAAGGTAAACGTCCGCGTGAGCGGCGGCCTTATCAATTAACGAGGAGGAAAAGACAACATGAAGATTGTCGAAAGAAACGCCGGGCAGAAGATCGACTACGAGCTGCGCGGCACCCGCCTGTCCTTTGCGGACGGCGAACTGACGCTTGACCTCGCCCGCTACCAGCAGGACGATCCCGTGACGCGGGACATCATGGTGGACAGCGAGGGCTACCTGACCAACGGGCGCGGGCGCTACTATGCGGCGCAGGTCGAAATCCCCACCAAGGAATACGAGGAAACCGAGCCGGAGAACGAGGGCGACGAAGTGGAGCGCACCGCGCTGCCGCTGGACACCGACAAGGTGACGCTGTATCTGTTCTCCGTCGAGGGCATCCTGATCCGCTGAAAAGGAGGAAAAAACAATGAGTTTTGAAGCTGCGGAGCTGGCCCTGAAAACTGTTTGCCCCGGCAACGTGTTTTTGTATGACGACAAGGAAATGCCGTCCACTTTCGTGTACATCCCGAAGTTCCGGCTGTGTGACGTGCTTTCCACGGAGGACACCACCATTCACCCCGCGTTCCGCGTCGGCGGCGTGGAAATCGACGGGTTCTATTTCGGGAAGTTCCAGACCCATCACTACAACAGCCGGGCCTATTCCCTCCCCGGCGAAGACCCCAGTGCCAACGCGACGCTTGACACGTTCGTGGCCTGCGCCCGCGCTAAGGGCGGCAACTTCCACGAGATCACGAATGCGGAGTGGGCCGCCGTCGCGCTCTGGTGCCACAAGAACGGCACCGAGCCTTACGGCAACAACAACTACGGCAAGGACAGCCACGAGACGCTTTACAAGGCGATCCCCACCACCAAGAGCAGCGGCCAGACAAACCATGTCGCCACCGGCACCGGCCCCATCACTTGGAGCCACGACCGCACGCTGGGCGGCATTTGGGACATGAACGGCAACGTGTCCGAGTGGTGTACCGGCCTGCGTCTGGTCACGGGCGAGGTGCAGGTGATCGTTGACAACAACGCCGCCGATCCCACCGCCGACCTGTCCGCCACGTCCGCCGCGTGGATGGCAATTAACGCCGCCGCGACCGGCTGGGCCGATCTCTTTATCGAGCCGGACGGCTCCGGCACCACCAGCGGCAGCGTGAAGCTGGATTATGTCAGCAGCAAGTGGAAGTGGGACACCACCATTTCCTCCAGCTCCGACAGTTCGCGCAACTGCGCGTTCAAGGACATCACCGCCTCTGCCAACATTGGCGACACGGCCAAACTGCTGCTGATGGCCCTCGCGCTGCTGCCCGACACCGCCCTGACCGGGGACAACATCGACGCCACCTATGGCGGCGATTACTTCTATGCCAACAATGAGGCAGCGGAACGGTGCCTCTATCGCGGCGGCCACTGGTACGGCGGGGCCTACTACGGCGTTTTCTGCGCGGTCTTGAGCAGCCCGCGCTCCTACTCCCTCGCGAGCATCGGGGGCCGCTCCGCTTCGTATTGATCCACTGTACACTGATCCCTGACGCACTGACTGTCGAGCGATAGCGAGACAGACGCAACAGGACAATTCCTGCCGCCCGCGCCAACCGGCGCGGGCGGCGGCTGGGATCGGGAAAGGAGGGAAAGCCATGCAGGGAGAGCAGAAGCCGGAAAGCAGCTATAAGCCGTTTGAGGTCAAGGAGAAAATCGGCGAAATGATCCGCTATGGCAGACCGCTGACAAAGCAGTTCAGCCGGAAAGACCGCGACCTCGCGGACGAAATGCGGGCGTCTATGCTGCGGATGTATCACCTTGCCGTGGAGATCGAAAAGAAATACTACCGCAAGACCACAACGCAGGAGCTTGACGTTGAATTGGAATGGCTGCGGCATCTGGTGAGGATGGCGTCGGACAAGGACTATTGCGGGCCGAAATACTCCCCGCCGCTTTCCACCCATCAATACGAGGTGTGGTCAAGGTACAACGCGGAGATCGGCAACATGCTGGGCGGATATATCAAATCCCTCCAGCGTTAGCCGCTCTCCGCTTCCTTTTGGGAATAGGCCGACCACGGTGCCTCTATCGCGGCGGCAACTGGAACAACGGGGCCAACAACGGCGTTTTCTACGCGAACTTGAACAACCCGCGCTCCAACTCCAACGCGAACATCGGGGGCCGCTCCGCTTTTCGTCTATACATTCCGTTCGGCGGAAGTCCTGCGCCTGACAAGTGGGTTATGCCTCAAGGGGCATGATCGGTGTGCAGACTAAAAGGGGCCTATTAACCGTTCCCGCGAGGGCGGGAAAAAATGTGAATTGCCGTGGAGACGGAAACGCCACACACGGCACAGGCAGGAGATTAAAAACAGCATGAGCGAGATCACAACGATTGTCAACGCATGGGCGGTTGTGTGTTGCTTTGGCTGGCTGATTGAGGCGTTTCGGAACGCACGCAAGGGCAAGAGATACCGGGCCGAGGTCATGGCCTTTACCGCGCATCTGGAGGATTACCTGCTTATCATTCAGGCGGGCATGATCGCGGGAGACTATGAGCTGGGGCCATATCGCAAGCTGTGGGTATTCGTGCCGAAGAAGCGCCTCGTTATGGCGCTGCCGTTCCCGGACAGGATCGTGCAATGGAGCCTGTATCTCTATCTCAACCCGATTTTCGACAGGCTGATGATCGAGGACAGCTACGCTTGCAGGAAAGAGAAAGGGAGCCACAAGGCGGCAAAGCGCCTGCAATACTGGATGCGGCAGGTGGACAGGAAGCCGGGGCCGGGATGGTACGTCCTGAAACTGGATATATCCAAATACTTCTACCGCATCCATCATGAAAAGCTGCTGGCAATTCTGGCGCGGCGCGTGAAAGACCCGGACATGATGGCATTTCTCCGCGCTCTGGTGAACAGCCGCGTGGAGCCTTTCGGCTTACCACGCGGGAAGAAGCCGGAGGACATCACGGCGGACGAATGGCTTTACGACGTGGGTATGCCCATCGGCAATCTCACGTCGCAGATGTTCGCCAATATCTACCTGAACGAGCTGGATCAGTTTTGCAAGCACAAGCTCAAAATCCATTATTACATCCGCTATATGGACGACGTGATTATCATCGGCCCGGACAAGGAAACGCTGAAAGCGTGGAAAGCGAAGATCGAGGCGTTTCTGTGGGACGAGCTGGCGCTTGACCTGAACGACAAGACCAGCATCCGGCCTATGCGTCAGGGCGTGGAGTTCGTCGGCCTGCGGATTTGGCCCACGCACATGAAGCTGCGGAAAAGCACCGTGCGGCGGATCAAGAACGAGGTGCGCAAATTCAGTGAACGGTATGCCGCTGGAATTTACAGCCGGGAAGAATTTGACCGGCGGATCGCCAGCGTCAGGGGGATGCTGGATCATGTGGAGAGTGCGAGCCTGCGCGGACGGCTGAACGAGATTTACCGGGCGGAGCTGAAAAAAGCAGCGGAAAGAAAACTGCGAGAGGAGGCGGAGCATGAGCCATTTGCAGATCATTGAAAATCTGGAAATCGTGACGGAGCTGCAAGCAAAGGCGATTAAGGCCCTTGCCACGCGGCTTGCGGAGCTGGGCGATACAGAAACCGGGCGGGACGAGATCGCGGCGGCGGATGAAGCCTTTAAGCGGATCGTCGGCACGGACATCTGAACAGCAGATACTTTGTCGGGAGGACAAAATGAGCATTAAGGATATTGTGTTGAATGGGGGCGGCGTGCTGCTTGTCCTGCTGACCATCATACAGATCGCCCCCATCAAGGTAAATCCGTGGTCGGCCATTGCCCGGCTGCTGGGGAAAGCCATTAACGCCGACGTGCTGAAAAAGCTGGACGACGTGGAGAGCGAGGCCAAGGAGACGCAAAAGACCCTTGACGAGCATATCCGAATGGACGATGAGCGGAACGCGGACAGCCACCGGCAGCGGATTTTGCAATTCAATAACGAATTGTTGAGAAATATCCCACACACGGAGGAGGATTTTATCGAGGTGCTGGGGGAAATCGACTTCTACGAGGACTACTGCAAAACGCACCCGGAATACAAAAACAACCGTGCGATCCACGCCATTGCGCACATCGGAAAGGTGTATGACGAACGGCTGGAAAAGCACGACTTTCTGTGAGGAGGAAAGCTATGAATAACATCACTCCCATTGTCGAGGCGCTGTTTGGCCTGATTGCCGCCATCATCACGGTGCTTGTCATTCCGTACATCCGCAGCAAGACCACCGCACAGCAGCAGGCGGAGATCAACGCATGGGTGAAGATCGCCGTCAATGCCGCCGAGCAGATTTATGACGGCGTCGGGCGAGGCGCGGAAAAGAAAGCGTATGTTCTGGCGTTCCTGATGGAACACGGCATGACGCTGGACGAGGCAAAACTGGACGCCATGATCGAAGCCGCCGTGTATGATTTGAAGAACGGCCTGCTTGTGGTGGAGAGCGGCACCGTGCCCGACGCGGAAATGCCGGAGGAAACGCCCGTGCTGAATATGCGATATTACGACGGCGACGTTGACGACGATCTGCCATATGTCGGCGTGCTGAAAACCGACGAGGAAACCGGCCTCATTTACGACGAGGAGGGCGACGTGGTGGACAGGGACACGCTCGCAGGGTTCTGCGAGGGGGATGGAAAGGGGGACGACTGACCATGAGCAACAGCAAACTGGCGACCGTCACCATTCTTTCCCCCAATCACAGCGGGAAGCGCACGCACGCCATCGACACCATCACCGTGCATTGCATGGCGGGCAACCTGTCCGTGGAGAGCTGCGGCTATATGTTCGCCCAGCGGAGCCGCGAGGCCAGCAGCAACTACGGCATCGGCAGCGACGGGCGGATTGCCCTGTATGTGGACGAGGCAAATCGCTCTTGGTGTACGTCAAGCCGGGCGAATGACCAGCGGGCCGTCACCATCGAGGTTGCCAACACCGCATCGGGCGAGCCGTGGCCCATTTCCGACGCGGCCTATCAGTCCCTTATCAATCTGCTGGTGGACATCTGCCAGCGGAACGGGATCAAGAAACTGCTGTGGAAAGCGGACAAGTCCCTGATCGGGCAGGTGGACAAGCAGAACATGACCGCGCACCGCTGGTTCGCGGCAAAGTCCTGCCCCGGAAATATGCTGTACGAGAAGATGGGCCAGATCGCGGCGGAGGTCAACGCCCGTCTGGACGGCACCACCGCCCCGGCGGAGCCGGAGAAGCCCGCCACCTCCAGCGCCGCGCCGAAGATGGCACCCGCCGAGAAGCGCGACACCAGCCTTTCCGGGGCCTATAAGGTCACGGCCAGCGACGGCCTGAACATGAGATACGGCCCCGGCACCAGCTATGCCATCATCCAGACCATCAAGAAAGGAACGGTAGTGCGGAATTATGGCTACTACTCCGCCCGCAACGGCGTGAAGTGGCTGTACATTCAGGTGGGCAAGGCCATTGGCTTTGTTCATTCCGGCTATCTGGCGAAGATATGAAAAAGAAGCTGGATTTTTCCAAGCGCCTGATCTCCGACATCCGCGTGCTGCTGTGGATCGTGACCGTCGGCGTGCTGGCGCTGTCGTTCCTGTGCATCTTCATGGGACACGCGGATGATCTGCCGTGGCTGTCCGTCATGGTGGGCCTGCCGTGGGCGGCGCACGGGACTGTGTGCAGTTTTTACATGGAAATGGCGAAAAGCGACCACCGCGAGGGCGGGATCACCTTTGAGAGCGCCAAGGCAAATAATTTTTCTGAGGACGAACCGAGCGGCCCGGCGGGATAACCGGCGGACATATCATAAAGCACAAGGGCAAGCGCCCCGGCACCGTGAGAGAGCGGAGCCGGGGCGCTTTTGTCGTTTCTGCCAAATTGACGGAGCGGGAATAATTCTGTATATTATTCTCACATTCGAGCGGCGCGGCGGAACGGGAAACCGACACCGCCGCGCTGGGGTTAAGGCATGAAAGGAGGAATACACTTGTCACGGATGCCATTTAAGCACCTGACAAAAACGGATCGCCTGCGCATAGAACGCTGGCGCAATCAGGGGATGAAGCCCAAAGAGATTGCCGAAAAGCTGCGCGTGCATATCTCCACGATCTACCGGGAATTGAAGCGCGGAGAATATGAACGCCTGAACGGGCAGACATGGGAAATGGAGACGGCATACAGCCCGGACATTGCGGAGGCTCGCTATCAAGAAAACCTGCGGAACAAGGGGCCGGAGCTGAAAATCGGAGCCGACCATGAGCTTGCCAAGTATATTGAAGATACCATTATTG